ATTATATTAAAAATATTCCAAAAGATGATGAGCAATGGTGGAGTTGCAAACAAGATCATTTTGATCAAAAGACTGGAGAGATAGCAGAGAAAGATTTTAGAGTTTGTGATATTCATGCTCCATTAAGGAACAGTTTCCCACATACAGTGGGAATGAATATGTTTAACTTTGTTAATAATAAAAATTATCAAATGGACATCAGTACCTTTGAGTTTCAAATTCTTAGGTATAGAGAAGGTGGGCAGTTCTCATGGCATTGTGACTATGGCATTGCACCTAAAACTGATGTATGGAGAAAATTAAGTATGAGTGTCCAACTTTCTGGTCCTGAAGATTATGAAGGTGGAGACTTAGTTCTTGTAGATTATCTTAATCAACACTGTGAAATCCCTAAAAGTAAGGGTGCTGCTGTTGTTTTTGATGCCAGATGTCCACACAAAGCATTTCCTCTCACGAAAGGTGAAAGGTTAGTATTGGTTGGATGGGCTAGTGGTCCTAAACTTAAGTAGGATTATGTGCGTTCTTTAAGAAGCGAGATTCAAATTGGGATGATTTAGTATAAGTAAGAGTTTCTCTCATATCCATTAAGAACATTGTTAGATATTCTTCTCTCATAACTTTTATATTTCTTTTCTTTTCATTGTTTCTAGTCTCTGCTAGAAAATTACTGATACCTATAACTAGAGGTTCAGACGAACCTAAACTTAAAGTAATTTGAGGGTTATCTGGGTCTGGTATGGTAAAATTGCTATCTACAACTTTACCACCTGGTAGGATTAATCTATTTTGATTATCTCTTACTTCTTTAGTTTCGTAGAATGCTGTGTCATTTAACTCGTTACCATATTTTGTCGCACAATAATCATATAATACTTTACCAGTCATTGGCCATTCATCTCTAACATTAATAATATTCGCAACAGTTAATACAACCCAATCAAGAGTCGGATCTCCATAAAGTTCATCAGCAATATCTTGTGGTCTTTTACCTTCTCTAATATTATAAGAGTTTAGAAATGTAATTTCTTTACTAACATCATCTCTAACCTTTGCTCTTAGGAACAAATTTTTAGCATAGATATAATTCTGCCTATCAACTGAAGTTGTTAGGTTATTTTTATACCCAATATTAGGTAAATTTTGGAAGTAGTGTTTAGACATTAGTAACCGACCCCAGTTGTAACTGATTCTTGATCTTCTGCATAGATTGGATTTAATTCTGTAAATGATAGATCCATTTTCATATGAACTGGAGTACCATCACGGTATGTGGCATAAGTTCCACTTCCTGTGTAACTCATTGACATATTTTTTAGAGCACATGTCTTAAATCTATTAAGAAATGGATGTGCTTGTCCTCCTTTCATATATTTTATCCTGAATATATCAGGAGAATTTAGGAATCCCGTTGCATCCTTCCTCATTTTTGCTGCACTTGCTGTTTTTAAAACCTTTATTATCTTCATTACATGATTAGATTCATCTTTGTCTCTAGGAACAAAATCCCATCCAAAGTTGAAAGTTCTTACTGTAACACCACTGAAAACCATTTCAAGGTTTTGGTTGATGACTTGTCCACTAGCCCTTGATAGTAATCCACCTACAGTGACATTTGCTCCAAGAGCATTTGCAGCTCCTGCTGCAGCAACCATTTTTCCATAATTTATTATATTACCTGCTCTTGATCTTCCATCATCACTACTAGCACTTGCCATAAGATCTTTTCCTATTTCTATAGGAGATTTTAAAAGATCCATAGCAGTGTTTGAACTCATTGCTTCCCCAATTTTACTAAGACCCCAAGCAGCAAAATCATTCAATTTACTTTCACCCCAACTAGCTCCGTTCTGATCTTTTATACTTGATGGTACGGGTAGAATAATAACATGTGATGTTGGAGCATTTTGATACTTATCACTAGCTTGCTTAGTTAAACCTTTTAGTCCACCACCACCTGTTGTTTTGTAACCTTTGCTTTTATATGCCTTCTTCGGGTCGGCTATTGGTCCTGTATCTTCAAATCCTAGGAATTTTGTTTCTCCCATCAAATCAGACATTCCACCCGTACCACTCACATCTTTCAAAGACAAAACTTCAATCTGAAAATAATCAGTATGCTGATCTATCATATCCGTTGGATATCTTAGTAGTTTATCTCCAAAACTGGTAACTCTTGACACTATTTTATACGCTTTTTATATATTTAGCTTGAATTTGGCATATGACAGTGATCTAGCATGTTCTAGTTCAGCAACTGATAATTCATGAAATTCTCCTACCAGTTCAGCCCATGTATAATTTCTCATTTTATTCCAATGATAATTAAATCCTCTAAATCCCCATTGTTTTAACTCCATACATGCTATCAAAGGAAACTCATCATATTCTATATTAGGAGTCTTTGGTAGATATACGAAAGTATAGAACCCACCTTCTTCTGGTAAGATAACTTTACTATCTTGTAAAGCATCTAAAACTTCCAGCATCGTATCTTCAGGATCTTCTGTCCCAACAAAATTATCTACAATTGGTTGTAGTCTAGACACCTAAGTCATCCTCCGTCAGTACTTTAAATTCCATTCTTCTATCAGCACACCAGTCTTCTGCTGCATCCCATTTTGCTTGGTTCTTAGCATATTCCATTACTTCTCTTATATATTTTTTATTTTTAGTCTTCTGAACTTTTGGTGCAATACATTGTCTTTTGGGTTTAACTTCAATAATATACTTCTTAGGTACTCCTGATTTATCTTTTACCTTAACATAAAAGTCAGGAAAATATCTATGCAATCTATTGTCAAGTGGTGATCTATATGGTATTATTACCTCCTCACTTCCCCATTCTATAATGTTATTATTCTTATCGCAATAAGCCATAAAGACTTTTTCCCAAGAACTACGATAAATAATGTTACGATAATCCCCTCTATACTTTTTAATATTAGAAGGTTTATACTTTCCTGAACGAGCCATATGTCGTAAAGATCCCTTAAGGTATTTATTGTGCCAGTCTATCCTAGAGCAAAGAAAACTGAACAAATCCGTAGTCTATTCCAAAAGGTTGCTACTACAAACCATTATGAGGTATTTTTTAATGGATTTGCTTCTCTGCAAGAACTTAGGGGTTATATAAGTCAAAAGAATCCGAGAGTGAGTAACTTCTTTATTAGTAGAGATCTTGGATTGTTATGTAATAGTGCCGAATTACCTGCAACTTCTTTTGCTACAGCACAGATTGAAGGTAATAGAATGGGTATAGTTGAAAAGTTTGCACATACAAGAGTATATACTGATTCTACTTTTACATTCTATGTTGATAGTGATTATAGAACATTAGAATTCTTTGAGTTGTGGCATGAATTTATAGCTTCTGGATCACACTATGGTGATAGTAATGATAGGGCAGATACAACACATAGAGCATACTACCATCGTATGCAATGGCCTACAGAATATAAAGTTGATACTATAAGAATACAGAAATTTAATAAAGATCATTTTAGAAATGTTGAGTATACTTTCCTCAATGCATTTCCAACTGCAATATCAGCAATGCCTGTTTCTTATGATGGCAACCAAGTTCTTGAATGTCAGGTGACATTTACTTATGATAGATATTTCTTTGGTCCTATTACTTCTGTTGATAAGAGAACTTACTTCCCCAATAACGGTGTACCAACACCTTCTGCTATTGGTAACCAAGTAAAACAATCTCCTAGTCAGCAAAGTGATAATGTAACTTATGAATCTGATACAGAACAAGTTAGTACAGATGATGGTAGTACAACAGAATCTTCTAATAATAATTTAGATATAGGTGCTAATGATTTAAGTGGATCGAGTGCAAATATAGCTTAAGTGTGCTATGATATATAAATCAATGAATATTTGTATATGGGATTAGCAAAAGAATTAAAAGAAGGAACTAAACAATCACACTCTGCTGCAGAGAATACGAAATTTGTTTCATCGTTCCTGCGTGGAGTGGTAAACAAAGAAAAATATAGACAACTTGTTGCTAACTACTATTTCATCTATCAAGCGATGGAGGTAGAAGTGCTTCGATTAAAAGATGATCCTGTTGTGGGACCATTGAACATGAAGGAACTTTATAGACATCGTAGTTTAGCAAAAGACTGTGAGTATTTTTATGGAGAGGGTTGGGACAAGACAATTTACCCTACTGAAGCATGTCAGCAGTATGTAAATCGTATTCGTGAAGTGGCACATGACGAGACTGAACTTCTTGTGGGTCATCATTATACTAGATATTTGGGTGATCTCTCTGGGGGTCAGATCCTTAGAAATATTGCTAAGAACGCTCTTAAATTAAATGATGGTGGTTTAGACTTTTATGAGTTCCCTTTAATAGAGAATAAGAAGGAGTTTAAAAATAACTATCGTGCCACACTAAATACACTGCCTGTGACAGAATCACAGCTCTCTGCTATTGTCTCTGAGGCAAACTATGCATTTCGTTTGAATATGTTTATGTTTGAAGAGTTGGACGGCAATGCACTCAAATCCACATTGGCTTACATATGTGGAGTAATTAAAGGAAAAACTGATGCCACTACCTAAGATTAATGCACCGACCTATGAGTTGGTGATTCCTTCATCTGACAAAAAGATTAGATATAGACCATTTTTGGTTAAGGAAGAAAAGATTCTTGTCATTGCTATGGAAAGTAATGATATAAAAGATATTGCTAGAGCAGTTAAACAGGTTCTAGGAAATTGTATCCTTACTAGAGGGATCAAGATTGATAAGTTATCTACATTTGATATTGAATATCTATTCCTTAATGTTAGGGGTAAATCTGTAGGTGAATCAGTAGAAGTATTAGTGACTTGTAATGATGATGGGGAAACCCAAGTTCCAATTACTGTAGATTTGGATGCGATCCAAGTTACATTTGATCCAGATCATAATAAGGATATTAAATTGGATGATAATTTGACTATGAGGATGAAGTATCCCTCACTTGACCAGTTCATCAAAGAAAACTTTGCTGTAGAAGGTGTTGGGTTTGAACAGTCTATTGATATGATTGCTGGTTGTGTTGATATGATCTTTAGTGAAGAAGAGACATGGGCTACAGCAGATTTTACTAAGAAAGAAATGGTTGAGTTTCTGGAAGGTTTAGGATCTAAACAGTTTAAAGAGTTGGAGAAGTTCTTTACTACTATGCCTAAACTTACTCACGAGTTTACTGTTACTAATCCTAAAACTAAAGTAGAAAATACGGTTAAACTGGAGGGACTAGCAGCTTTTTTCAACTAGCGATGTTGCATGAAGATCTTGTAGCATATTACAGGATCAACTTCGCTCTCATGCAGCATCATAAATATAGTTTGAGTGATATTGAAAATATGATCCCGTGGGAACGGGAAATATACATTAGTTTATTGAAACAGCATATTGAAGATGAGAATCTTAGAGCACAACAACAGTAATGGATTTACCAGTTCCAGAAGGACAGAAAAAAGATAAATCATTTGCTAGCCATTCTACGATGTCAAAGTCGTTTGGTCTGCAAAGGAAGACTCTGGTAAGAGTTATTGGGTTGGAAAAGAGAGTAGATAAGATAGAATCTGGTAGTGGTGGAATAAACATAGATAAATTTACTGAACTTAATAGGGGTATTCTTGCAGTTAATAATAATTTGCAAGCAATAGGTGATGCATTAACAGCAGAATTGGTTGCAGATAAAGAATCTGCTATAGATGAGAAGAATAAAAATAAAAGAGAAGTAGATGCTCTTAAGAAAGGTAAGGCAGAAAAATTTCTTGAATTAGAACAGACAAAAAAGATTGTTAAACCAGTAGAAAAAGTAAAAGATACAGCTAAGAATATTTTTCAAAGGTTGTTTGATGCTTTATCTGCTGTTTTTGCTGGTTGGTTGTTGGATAAGGGTGGAAAGATGTTGACTGCATGGGGTGATGGTGACATGGAAACCTTCAATAAGATGAAGGATGAAATAGTAAAATCTTTAGCAGTTGTAGGTGGTTTATTACTTGCAGTTAATCTTGTTGGTATTATTGGCTCTATGAAACTGCTTGTTGCTGGTCTTAAGATAGGTATAC